TACAAGCCTTTTTTGAAAATAGTTTTCTTTATTTTTCAACAAGTTATGATTTTTCTCGACTTTTTTTTGAAAAAAGTCAAAAAAAATTACTCGCCGTCAGGCGCCGCCAGTTGCGCCCAGACATCCGCATTGGTCGAGCGGGCTGAGCGGGCTGAGCGGAACAACAGCCCGAGCGAGATCAAATCCGATACGTCGCCGCGGGTGAGTTCCTGTCGGTGCTCGCAGAGCTTGCCCAGCATCCGGCGGTGCGGGAGCGGGATTGAGGTATCGCGCGAGAGGCCGCCGGCTAGCCTCTCCACCATCGGCAGTTGCTTGATGGTCGCCGGGTAGGTCCTCCAGCGGGTGGACTTCACGCGGCACTCAATCAGCCCGCGCCCGATAGCCGATAGGTAGATCGAGCGCAGGTAGCGGTGCCAGGCGGCGAGCGTTTTGGCGCTGAGGTCCTGTCCCTTGCCCTCGCCGTTATCGGGCACCGCCCGCTCGGCTTCGTGTAGCTCCGTGGCGAAGGGCTCAGAGTCCGTCGGTTCGGCCGCCATGCCGGAGAGCACGGCTTCATAGCTCAGGGCTAGGGCACCCATGAGGTCGAGGGGGTCGAGCAGGAGTGCCTCGCGCTTGCCGGGATGCGCGCGCAGTACGCGCCCGACTTCTTGGCAAAACCTTACTCTTGATCCTACTTTTCTCCGCAGGCACAGCCAGCGCAACCACGGGTAATCCACACCCTCACTAAGCATATTCACATGGACAACGGCGGCCAGATCGCCGGCTTCGAGCCGGGCCATGGTCGCGGTCACATCGCCATCGCTCAGGCGGCAGTGCACGACGCCCGCGGGGATGCCGGCGGCGGTCAGGCGGGCGGCAAACTCCTCGGCGTCCTGGATACTGATTGAGTTCACAAGTCCGGGGCCAGCCGGGACGCCGTGCCGGCGGATCATGGCGAGGCACGCATCGTCAAGCTGGGTGTCGTCGGCGCCGGTCCACTGGATCACGCGGAAGGGTACGATCACGCCATCGCGCAGGGCTGCCGTCATGCCGTAGGCGTAGATCTCCTCGTCCCACAGGGAGAGGTCTTCGCGCTCGCTGGCGCGGAAGGGCGTAGCGGTAAAACCGATTGCCCGTTCTGGGCCCATGGCTTTGTAGGCGGCCAGGAGCTGCGGCGCTTCGGTTTTGTGCGCCTCGTCAGCAATCCACAGGGCCGGCGGGCCGGGCCAGCCGGGATCTTCGACCAGGGCGGGGACGCTCGGCAGGCAGGCAACCGTGATGCGCTTACCGGACTCTTTCGCGTCGGTGAAGTAGCGCCCGACATCGCCGGGGCACTCCTCCTCTATCGTCGCCGAGATCTGTTTCACGAGCCGGATCGTGGGCACGGTCACGAGGACCCGCCCCCGCCCGCTGGCGCAGACGCGGGCGATCAAGACCGACTTCCCCGAGCCCATCGTCGCCGACACGATCCCGCGCCGACGCTGGCGCAGCGCCTGGAGCACGAGCGGCAGGGCCTCGGCCTGCCAGCGGCGGGGCTCGCGGCCGGCCCAAGGCGTCATGGGTATACCTCGAGGATATGCAGTCCGCCGGCCGAGTATCCGCAACGGCGCCAGCCGGCGACCTTGAAGCAGTACCCGGGATTGCAGCTCGAGATTTTCGCTGGGTTGACGTATGTGAATAGCCGCTCACCAGGCCATTTATCCCACGCCAACATCATGCCTTCCAGCAAAATGTCAGAGCTTCTCCGGGCGCCCTCGTTCCGGAACACGGCACAGTTAACTCCTAGTTGTCCGTCCATCATGATCGCCTTCCGCCAGGCCAATAAGGCCATGCCGTCGGTGCCGAGCAGGGCAATGTATTGCCCAGGCCCTATAATTTTTGCCGGGTGGCGCCCGTCTCGGCGCCTCCGGCCGCTGTAATGGGCTTCCAGGAATGGCCGTAACGACGGGTGGCCGTCCCTCACGGGCACCCAGTAGCCAGACTCTGAAAATAGAAACTGCACCCTGACACGCGGCTCGCGGCCGTCCCGGCGGACGGCTAGCTCTCTGATGTGCAGAAATTCGTCACTCTCTTGCATCGTTGTCTCTGCGTATATAATATGAGTGCATATTAACCCAGCCGGAGATGACGATGCAAGAAAAAATGGTCCCCATCAACAAGCGCAGCCCAGGCCGCCCGCGGCGCCCAGGGGTCTTTGCTCAGGCCGCGGTGCGGATGGAGTCGGAGTGGTGGGCTCGGCTGGACGCGATAGCGGCCAAGAAAGGGATCCCGCGGGGGACCGCCCTTTGGGTGGCGGTCCAGGCGTGGATCGTCGAAGAGGAGGGGAGGATGGGGAAATGAGCAAAATTGATGTCCTGCTCGCAAGACTCCCAGACGCGCGGCGCGTCGGGGAAACCCGCTGGATGGCGCGTTGCCCTGCCCACGAGGACCGCTCGCCGTCGCTCAGCATTCGCGAAATCGACGAGAAGGTCCTGCTGCACTGCTTCGCCGGGTGCAGCAACGACGACGTCATGTCCGCGCTTGGGCTGCGCTGGGCCGATCTATCCGACTCTCCGCGCATCCCCGATATGCCGCGCGCCCGACTGCTGAATCTTGATCCGCTGGAAGTGGAGCGGGCTATCGTGCGCATGGCGATTGGCGACGCCAAGCGCGGGGCGATTCACGACATCGAGACGCACGCGAGGGTCGAGGTTGCCCGCGAGCGGATCGCCGCTGGCGCGAAACTGCCTGACCAGTCTGCCGGTGGCGGCGTGGAGGCCGCGGCTCGCGCGATTCTTGCCATGATCCGGCTGTTGGAGTCGTCGGCGGAAATCGCCTGCGACTGGACGCCGCGGATTGATGCATGGGGAACCGCGTGCGGGGCGGAAGTCCCGGACTATGTAAACATCCTGAAATGGAAGTATTGTCCGGCGTGCGGGCGGATCATTCGGCTTGAGCCGGGGTCGCGCCCATGACCGAAGGCACGGGGGACGCAGAGGCCGGGCCGTGGTCGGCAGACGACATCAGCGCCATGCAGGCGCTCCTGGACGGGGATACCGCTACTGCGCATCGGCTAGCCATCGAGGGCGCCATAGCGGCCCTTCCTGGCGATCCTGGTGCCTATCTCGCTACTGAGGTACGCGCTGCATGGTCAGCGGTCTACCGCGAGGATCAGGCACTCTACGCGCGGCTACGGGCGCAGGCACAGGCGGCCGGGGCGCGGGTCGGGGAGATCGACCGGGCGGCGAGGTGGAAGGCGCCGCCGGAGGTAAAGGGCGGCAGCACGACCTCCTCGCGGACTGGGGACTGGCGCGACGACCTGATCACCGTGACCGGAAGAAACGATCAGGTGCAGATCCCCTCCCGCGTCCACAACCTGATGCTGATCCTGCGCAACGCGCCCGAGTTCGCCGGGCGGTTGCGCTGGGACATCTTCGCCGATCAGATGCTGTGCGATCTGCGCGCGGCGGTCGATGAGGACCTGACGGCGCTTCGCGCGCAGCTCGAAAGCCGCTGGGTCGCAGGGCAGGTAAGCGCAGAGCACCTGCTGGCAGCCGCGAACGCCGTTGCGCACGAGGCGCCGCGCCATCCTGTCCGCGAATACCTATCTGGGCTGGCGTGGGATGGTGCCTCTCGCATCCTCACGGTCTTCCCGACTTGGCTTGGTACGCCGGATGACCCGTACCACCGCGACGCCGCGCGCGTGCTGTTTGTCGGGGCCGTGCGACGAGTCCAGCATCCCGGGTGCCAGCTCGACACGATGACGATCCTGCAGGGTCCGCAGGGGAGCAAGAAAAGCTCCCTTTGGGCGGCGTTGTTCGCCCCCTGGTACGCCGAGATCACGGAGTCGGTTTACAGCAAGGACTTTTTTCAGGGGTTAACCGGGCGCTGGTGCGCCGACTTCGGCGAGCTTGAGGCTTTCGGCAAGGCCGAGCACGGGCGAATCAAACTGATCCTGACCTCGCGCGAGGACCGCTACCGGGCGCCTTACGCTCGGTTGACGCAAGCGCACCCGCGGCAAAACGTTTTCGTTGGCGGGACCAACTCCGATCACGTCCACTCGGACGCAACCGGCGGGCGGCGGTGGGTCCCGGTGCGCGTGGCGAAGCAGATCGACGTGCCGGCGGTCGAGGCAGTACGCGATCAGTTGTGGGCTGAAGCCGTCGCGATGTCTGGCCAGGCATCGGCTATGTGGTGGGAGATCCGCGACGCGGCCGAACACCAGGACGCCGTGTACCAAGGGGACTCGTGGGAAGAGGTCGTCGGTCCGTGGCTTGTAGGCCGGCGGGAAGCGACGACAACCGAGGTTTTGCGCGATGCGCTGCACATCGAAGAGGGCAAGCACTCGCGCGCCGATCAGATCCGCGTTGGCGCGATTTTGGCTCGGCTTGGATGGGTGCGGACTCGAAAGATGACAGACGGGATGCGTGAGTATGTGTACCGTCCTGTAGATCCGAAGGCAATGTGGCGGAAATAAATAGGGCAAATAGGGCAAATAGGGCAGCCGCAACCGCCTGATCTGGCTGTGTTTGTCCTATTTACCCTATCTACCCTATCTAAGTATTAGATAAAGGAGAGAAGGGAAAGTAATAAACCATAAATTGTGTATTATTTATTAAAATGAAATTTAGGGAAAGATAGGAAAATCGTGTTTTGATAGGACAAATAGGGGCAAAGCGTTATATTTCAGGCGCTTGCAAGATTCTGAGATAGGGCAAATAGGGCAGATAGGGCAAAAATGTACCCGCTAGATGAGGCAGAGGAGCGCGCAGCGATGAGGTACAATGCCCTTGTCGGCTGGCCACCGACACCGAGCGCAACCCCCTTCGGGTTGGGATCAGACTGTCTGTCCGCTTCGCTCGGCGACAACAGTTGCGGCGCCAACCGCTCCCAACCCCAAGGGGGTTTTCCATGTCCGCCTACCACCCGCACCCCTACGCCGATATTTTTCCGGCGATGAGCGATGAGGAACTGGACGCTCTGACCGCCGACATCCGCCAGAACGGGCTGTTGGAGCCTATCGTGCTGCACGATGGCAAGGTCCTGGACGGCAGGCACCGGCAGATCGCCTGCGATCGCGCTGGCGTGGCCGCCGGATTCAGGGCCTACGCAGGCAAAGATCCGCTCGCTTTCGTGCTTTCCGTGAACCTGCAACGCCGACACCTCAGCGCCGAGCAGAAGGCGGTCGCCGCTGCGCGGTTGGCGACGTTGGCGGCACAGCGGCCGACCAAAAGGGTAAGTGCGCAAATTTGCGCAGTTAATTCCCAGCCCGAAGCCGCGGCAGCGTTCGGTGTCTCTCGCCGCTCGGTGCAGAGCGCCCGCAAGGCCATCGACTGCGGCGAGCCCGAGGTTATTGCCCTGATGGACGTGGGCAAATGTCCTGTGTCGGTTGCGGCCAAGATTGTTGATGAATCGCCTGCCGTACAGGTTGCCATAGCGGCAGACATCGCCGAGGGCATGGCGCCAGCGAAGGCGGTACGGAAGGCAAAGCAAGCGAAAAAGGACGAAGCCGCGGCAGTGGCAATTTCGCAACTACCGCCGAAGGATGTGCGGTATATGCTGGTCGTCGGTTCGTGCCTGGATGCGCTGTCGCTTCAAGCCGAGTCGGTGGACTGCATCGTCACCGATCCTCCGTACCCGCGCGAATTCCTGCCCGTCTACCGAGATCTTGCCCGTGTCGCGGCCCATGCGCTGAAGCCCGGCGGGTCGCTGGTGTGCATGTGCGGGCAAAGCTATCTGCCTGAAGTACTTGCGGCCCTGGGAGAGTCGCTTGTCTACCGCTGGACGCTCGCCTATCTCACGCCGGGCGGACAGTCGTCGCAGCTTTGGGAGCGGACAGTAAACACATTCTGGAAGCCGCTGTTGTGGTTCACGAAGGGGACGTATTCGGGGCCATGGATTGGCGACGTGTGCAAAAGCAACGTCAACGACAACGACAAGCGCCACCACCATTGGGGGCAATCGGAATCGGGCATGGCCGATATTGTCGGCAGGTTCACGAAACCCGGCGACACCGTGCTTGATCCTTTTTGCGGCGGTGGAACGACAGGCGTTGTGGCGATAGACATGGACCGCCTGTTTATCGGCTACGACATAGACGCGGCAGCAATCGACACAACGCGGGTGCGGCTGATATGAATGAAGTAGCACCTGAGCGAACCGGATGGAGATGCGAGGCAATTAGCAGAAGACACCGACTATGGGGGTACAACTGCCCAGCAGTGGACCTGGACTTTGTTGTTGCCGAGTACAACCACGGCAAGCCGGTTGCCCTGTGCGAGTACAAGGATAAGCACGCCAAACCGCCGAATATCAGTCATCCGACGTATTTAGCACTGGCCGACCTTGCAGACGGGTACGGGAGTAAGCCAATTCCGTTTTTTATCGCGACTTACTGCCCGGTGGATTGGTGGTTTGTCATCACGCCTGTAAACGATAGGGCGCAATACCTGTTTTCGAGAATAGCGGGAGCGGCTATTACCGAGCAGGGCTTTGTGACTATGCTGTATCGGATGCGCAAAATCGCAATGCAGAGATGGGACTATGAGGCTATCTCGAAGCTGAACAATATTCTGCCATGACTAGCTACCCTACCGAGGAGACCGAAGAACGCGCCGCCATCCTGGAGTTCGACGGCGAGTGCTCGCGCGAGGATGCCGAGCGGCAGGCCATGCGCGAAGTAGCCTGCGCCGCGTGCCGAAACTGGGCGCCGAACCCGATCAATCCGCGCGGCGGACTCGGGCGCTGCCTGGCGGATGCGCCAGCGAGCCGGCGAGCGGGGAGCTTGTGGCCTACCGGGGAGATCCGGTGCCGAGATTGGGCGAGAGCAGAAAAAAAAGATAGCACTGCATAGTATCGGATAGTATAATCTCCCTATGAGCGAAGACCCCGCCAGCTACACAGCCCACCGCGCCGCGCGCGAGCCGACGACGCGCTTGCAGTTTGTCCTGCCGGCCAAACAGGCCGATGCGCTGCAACGCGCGGCTAGCGCCAACGGGGTGACGATCTCGCAAGTGTTGCGCTGGGCGGTTGATGATTTCCTTGCCGCCCAATGACCGCCAGATCACCATCCGGACATCGCCTTGGGGCTTGGCACCACCGCGCCAAGTACCCGGCGGAGACTGTCGCTCAGGCACGACAACTGCACGCGCAGGGGCTTGGGTGCGAGCGCATCGGCGCCGCCCTTGGCGTGCCGTGGCGCACGGTGTCCGATTGGCTGTCTTACGCGACGAGGTACGCCGGATGACGATGGATGACTCTTGGGACCTGGACGAGCCGGCGCCCGAGCGGGCGATGCCGGAGCCGGATCTTCTGGAGGATGTCCAGGCCGTGCTGGCGGCCCTTCGCGCCCATCCGCGCGTGCAATGGGTGGAGCGCATGAACGTTGGCTCGTTTGCGGTCGAGCACCGGGATCGGCTCGGGCAGGTGCGCCGCGGGTACGTCCGCTGCGGGTTCGAGGGGCTCTCGGACGTGATCGGGCAGCTACGCGGCGGGCTGTTCCTCGCGGTCGAGGCGAAGCGCCGCAAGGGAGGGAAGGTGTCGCCGGATCAGCGTGAGTTCCTCGCGCGGGTTGCCGAGGCCGGCGGGGTGGCATTCATCGCGCGGTCGGCGGCGGATGTGGTACGGAATCTTGGGGAGGGTTGAGGCTATGGGTACGAAACGGGTAATCTGGGTCGCGGACGACGGGACAGAGTTCGACGCGGAGGACGCGATGACTGAGTACGAGGCGGATCTCCGCCGCGTTGCGGTTGAGCGGCGCATCGAGGCGTTCCTGGTGAACTTCGGGGCGGCCGACGAAGACGGCGCGGCATTGACGGAAAAGGGGCAGGCGGCGGCCAAGACCCGCGCGCGGAAGCTGCTTGAGAAATTCTTTGCCTTCGAGGAGAAACCAGATGAAAAGCAATGAGATCACAACGATAACCGTGACTTTCGAGCGACAGACGGACAAAGCGATCCTGGTGAAAGACTGGGAGGACAATGACCATTGGATTCCGAAAAGCCTCATTGAAGATCTGCCAGATTTGACGCCGTTGGCCTGTGTCGAGATCGCGATTCCGGAGTGGTTCGCCTTCAAGGAAGATCTGATCTAATGTTCACTGACAGCCGTGACTTTTTCGCAGACCTGGACGCGTTCACTGACAGCCGTGACTTTTTCGCAGACGACGCGACGGAATCCGCAACGGCGTTCGCGCGCGTCAAGAAACGAAGACGGCGCGGCATTGACGGAAAAGGGGCACGCGGAACCAAAAAGACTGGGCGCGGTTTCCGCACTCCGCGCCTGAGCGAAGCCCAGAAGCGCGCCAACAAACTTGCCCGCGCGGGCAAGAAGGCGTTCAAGATCGGCAAGGCAATGGAGTCTGATCGCGGCGGCGGGGACGTGCCGTTCTGATGCGCGGCGAAGGGGGCGGGCGCCCACCGAAAATCTTGACCGAGAAGGACCTGCGGCAGATCGAATTGCTGTCGGGGCTCGGGCTCACGCTGCCGAAAATCTGCGCGTGCATTGGTATCAGCCCGTCGGAGCTTAGCGAGCGGGCGAAGACAGAAGAAGAGGTTTCCGGAGTCTTGTTACGCGGGCGCGCGAAGGCCGAGGCGGCCGTCAGCAAATCACTCTTCGAGCGGGCCACCGAAGGCGATGTTGCAGCGATCCGCTTTTGGCTGGCATCGCGAGCCGGTTGGACAATCGAAAACCGCGAGAAGAACGCGCCAGCCGCCGCGGCGCAGATCGTGATCTACCTCCCCGAGAACGGGCGCGATGGACCAGCAGCCGGTTAAAATCGGCCCGCAGCCTGGGCCGCAGGAGGCGTTTCTATCCTCACCCGCGGACATTGTGATCTACGGCGGGGCGGCCGGCGGCGGGAAGACTTACGCCTTGCTCCTTGAGTGCCTGCGCTACGTGGGCTTGGAGGGGTTCTTCGCGGCGATCTTCAGGCGTGAGGCGGTCCAAATCAGCAGCCCCGGCGGGCTTTGGGATACCGCCTTTGCGCTCTATCCGTTTGCGGGAGGGATTCCGCGGCGCAGCCCAAATTTGCGCTTCGAATGGCGCGACGCGCGGGTTGCCTTTGCGCACCTGAACCGCGATGGCGACGTCCTCGACTACCAGGGCGCGCAGATCGCCCTGATCTGCTTCGACGAGCTTACTCACTTCACCGAGTACCAATTTTGGTACATGCTGTCGCGTAACCGCTCCGTGTGTGGCGTCCGCCCCTACGTGCGGGCGACAACCAACCCGGACTCGGACTCCTGGGTCGCGCAACTGATCGCCTGGTGGGTCGACGAGACCGGAACGCCGATCCCTGAGCGGGCCGGGGTCCTGCGGTACTTCGTCCGTGTGGGCGCCACCATCACCTGGGGCGATTCGCCGGCGAACCTCATCGCTCAGCACGGCGCGCGACCCGAAGACATCAAGTCGTTGACCTTCATCCCGGCGCGAGTTGAAGACAACCTGGCGTTGATGCGCGCCGATCCTGGCTATGTCGCCAATCTGCGCGCGCTGCCAATCGTGGAGCGGGAGCGGCTCTTGAATGGCAACTGGCGGATTCGCCCCGCCGCCGGGCTGTACTTCCCGCGTGACCTGGCTCATTACGTCCACGTCCCGCCAGACTGCACGCAGATCGTGCGCGCCTGGGACCTGGCCGCGACCGCCGACCCGACAGCCGACGCCACAGCGAGCGTGAAGCTCGGGCGCACGAGCGGCGGGCGCTATGTCGTCCTGGACGTGACGCACTTCAGGCGCGCGGCGCACGACGTTCGGCAGGCGATCCTTGCGACTGCCAAGAGCGACGGGAAGCATATTCCGATCATCTTGCCGCAAGACCCTGGGCAGGCCGGCAAGGACCAGGCGGCGGGCCTGGTTGCCATGCTCGCCGGGCACATCGTCAAGCTGCGCATCCCGAGCCGCGACAAGATCACGCGCGCGCTGCCGCTCGCCTCTCAGTGGCAGGCGGGGGCCGTGGACCTCGTGCCCGGGGCGTGGACCGCCGGGTTTGTGGACGAGCTTGACGGCTTCCCGGACGGTGCGCACGACGACCGCGTTGACGCGGCGAGCGATGCCTTTGCCGAGCTTCAGGGCGGACCGACTT